GAATGGCGCAAGCAGTATCCTGACTTTTCTGACGCAGTAGAAGAAGCAGCAGGACAAGCCGTCGTCGCCAACATGGCCAAAATTCAGAAAGCCGCCAGCGAGGGCAGCTGGCAGGCGTCGGCGTGGATCCTCGAGCGTCGCCACCCTGACCGCTACGGACGCACGCGCGTGGAGCTCACAGGCGCCGAGGGCGGCCCAGTGGCAGTCGCCGCCAACGTGGTCGTCGTGCCCAAGATGGTCGATGACCCAGAGGCGTGGGCCGAGATGGCCAAGGGCAGATGACGAACGTCCTGCTCGCCCCGCAGAAAGGCCCGCAGACGTGGCTCCTGACCTGCCCAGTCGGGGACATCCTGTTCGGCGGCGCGCGTGGCGGTGGCAAGACCCTGGCCAGCCTGCTAGACTGGCTTAGCCACCAGACCCGCTACGGCAAGGACGCGCGAGGCGTCTGGTTCCGCAGGACGCTGCCCGAGATCGAGGGCGCCAGCGTGCCGATGGCGCAGTATTTCCCCCAGCTCGGCGCTGTGTACCAGGTGCAGGCGCGCACGTGGACTTTCCCATCAGGCGCGACGCTGAAACTGCGATACCTCGAGAGCGATCAGGATGCCGACCGATACCAGGGCCACGAGTACACGTGGCTCTGCTTCGACGAGGTGGGCACGTGGTCGACCAGTCGGCCTATCGACAAGCTGCGCGCCACGCTGCGCTCTGCGGCTGGTGTGCCCGTGCGGCTCGTCGCCACGGCCAATCCTGGTGGCCCAGGTCACGCATGGATCAAGGCTCGTTACGTCACGCCAGCCGACCCGCTGACTCCATTCGTCGGCGACGACGGTCAGCTGCGCGTGTTCATTCCGTCTAGGATCAGCGACAACCCCGCGCTGCTCAAGGCTGACCCGACCTACATCGACCGACTGAAGGCCTCAGGCCCGCCGTGGCTGGTGCGCGCGTGGCTCGACGGCGACTGGGATGCGACGCTGCAGGGCGAGATGATCCGCGCCGAGTGGCTGCAGCACAGCTACGCCACCGCGCCAGCCCGCACTGGTCGCACGCTGATCAGTGTGGACACAGCGATCAAGGCAGGCAGAGACAACGACTACACGGCCATGATCGTCGCCGTCGAGGATGCTAGTCGGCTGCACATTGTCGAGATCGCCCGCGGCAAGTGGGAATTTCCCGACCTGCGGTTGCGACTGGCTGCGCTGTGTGATCTGCATCAGCCGCACGTGGTCCTGATCGAGGACAAGGGCAGCGGCCAGTCCCTGCTGCAGCAGCTGCGCGCCGATGGTTTCAGGTGGCCGCTGGTGCCGTGCGTGCCGACTGCCGACAAAGTGACGCGCCTGTGGACGGAGACTGGGCGCCTCGAGGCTGGCGGCGTGCTGCTGCCAGAGTCTGCGCCGTGGCTGCGCGACTTCGTGGACGAGTGTCTGACCTTCCCCAAGGGCGCGCATGATGACCAGGTGGACGCGCTGTCTCAGCTGCTGCGGTACGTGCGCGAAGGTGTAGACCTGTGGGCAGTCTATGGTGCATAGTGACGCGAGCGAGGTGGACCATGGCGCGCAAACGGACAGTCACTGACCAGCAGCAGATCCAGACCGACGCAGGCAGCGCGAGTATCCGCCGCCAGTACGCCGACAATTGGACGAACGTGTGGCAGGGCTACGGCATCGAAGGCCGCGACAAGTCCGCATCGACGCGCTTCGAGGAGCGCGGCCAGCTCACCTGGCAAGAGCGCACGGCGATCTATCGCCAGAACTGGATCGGGCGTCGCGTGGTCGACGACCTCGCAGCAGACGCGACCCGCGCGGGCTTCGCCGTCGGTGTGGCAGAGCGCCCAGAGCTGCCCGAGCTGATCACGCAGGAATGGCAGCGACTGCAGCTGCACGACGTCGCGCGCATGGGCATGACGTGGGGACTGGTCTACGGCGGCGCCGTCGGCCTGCTGCTGACTGACGACACGCCGATCGCGCTGTCGTCGCCATCGACTGGCATCGGCATGCAGACGCAGGCGACCATCTCGACTGCCACTGTGACGGTGCTCAGCACGCCGCTCGACATCAAGACCCTGCGCCAGCTCAAGCGGATCGTGATCGTGGATGCGCGCTATGCACTGCCAGACATCACCGCGTACACCAGCGAGCTCGACTCGCCGAATTTCGGCAGGCCCGAGTACTACACGGTGACGCCATACGGATCGACGACGAACACCACCGCCTATCGCGTGCACTGGTCGCGCCTCGTGCGGTTCGAGGGCATCCCGACCGACATGCTGACGCGCGTCGCCAACCTCACTTGGGGCGATAGCATCTATGAGAACTGCTATGACGTCCTGTCCCGCTACGGCATCGCCTACACGGGCGCAGCGCTGGCGGCTGGCGAATTCACGCAGAGCGTGATGAAGATGAAGGGCTTCAACACCCTGCAGGCGTCCAAGCAAGCGCAAGTGGTGCTAAACCGCATCAACACCGTGAAGATGGGCCTTGGCGCGGCCAACATCGCCGTGGTCGACGCCGACAGCGAGGATCTGACGCGCATGGGCCAGCCCACCAGCGGCCTGCCCGACATCCTCGATCGCCTCAAGGAAGAAGTCGCAGGCGCGATCCGCATCCCGCAGTCACGGCTGTGGGGCAATCAGGCGGGCAAGCTGGCAGGCGCCGAGATGGATCGCGACCTGTGGGCCGAGTGGGTGCACGGCTGGCAGGACTACGCCCTGATGCCTGTCCTGCGTCGCGTGACAGATCTGCTCCTGCAGAGCAAGGACGGCCCGACCAGAGGCCAGCTCGTGCCGTACACGATCACGCCCAATCCGATCCGCCCGCCTGATCTCGACCTCGAGATCGAGCGCCGCGAGCGGCAGGCCAAGATCGACCAAATTTACTACGGATTGAACACGCTGGAGGCCAGCGAGATCCGCGCGTCGCGGTTCGGCGGGTCTGCCTTCAGCTACGAGACCACGCTGCAGCCAGAGATCAGCGATGCGCTGTCGGCCACTGATCTGGCGACAGCCGAGGCAGCAGAGATGGCAGCGGCTGGTGAGTAGTGGGGCAACGCCGACCAGTCAGGGCGAAGCGACCGACGCGCCAGCTGCGTGCAGGGCCTACTGATGATCCCGCCCTCGCCAACCGTAGACGTCTGGCCGAGCTGGCACGCGCGCCGTCGGTCAAACTGGCGACGCCGCCGCTGCCTGACGGCCCGACCGTGGCCTACGCTGCCAAGCTGGTCAAGATTGCAAACGAGGCGTACCGTATTGCGGATCGCACTGTTGGCGCTGCTCTCCGAGATCTGCAGCGACTAGCCGACGAGAAGCAAGACGCCGACAGCGATCCAGACGCCAAGCGCAAGCGTGCAGCGGCGCAGAACCGACCGCACACAGAAGCCGAGAAGCGCCAGCTGTCCCTGCCGCTCGAGCTCGAGGACGCGATCGACAGGATGCAGCGCGCCGAGGAGGCCTACGCCGATCGCCTGCCCACTACGGATCTGGCGATGACTGCTGCCATCGCCACTGAGCGGTGGTCTGCTGGTGTGCAGATGCGCGTATTTCAGTCGTTGGGCCTCAATCTTATACCGCTAGGCAGCCAGCTGCAGACTGCGCGTGACGAGTGGGTGCAGGTCAACAGCGAACTGATCGTCAGCCAGCCGCGCGAGGTGTCGCAGCGTGTCGGCCAGCTGGTGCGCGAGATGGTGCCTGCTGGGTCGCGATGGGAGACGATCAGCGCACGACTGCAAGAGGAGCAGGGCATCGCCGAGCGACGGGCCAACCTGATCGCCCGCGACCAAGTGGCGAAGTACAACGCCGATCTGACGCGCATGCAGCAGCAGGCCGTCGGCTTCTCGCACTACGAGTGGCGCGGCGCGATGGATGCGCGCGAACGCCCGACGCACGTGGCGCTCGAGGGCACGATCTGGAGCTGGGAGCGCCCGCCGCTGATCGGCAATCCTGGCGAGCCCATCCAGTGCAGGTGCGTGGCGATCCCGGTCACCAGCGCCGAGGTGATGGCGCGATCCAAGGAGCTGGGCGAGGAGGAGCTGATCGAGCGCACGGCAGCGCTCGGCCCGACGCAGCGCCAAGGGCCCGACGCGACGCCAGAGGAAGTGCGCAAACGTGCAGCGCGCGAGGTCGAGGCAGAGATCAAGATGGCCCGTCGGCGCATGCTGTGATCGCCACTTGCGGATCGTGCAGACTGTCGCCACACTAGGAGGCTATGAGCGTCCTCAGGTATGACCAGATCAGCCAGCGCCTCGACGGTATCGATCCCGAGACCGGGATCCTGCGTGGCCGCGCGACTCTCGCCAAGGAAGGCGTCTATCGCTACAGCGACGGCGACCGCACCTGGGCCGAGTACGTGCCGCTGGCGACGCTGATGGATCCGTCATGGATTGACTCGCTGAAGCTGGCGCCCGTCACCTTGAACCACCCCAGCCAGATGGTCACTGCCGACAACGCTCGCGCGCTGGCCGTCGGCGGCATCGGTGACAGCATCGTCCGACTGGGCGACGCGATCGCCAGCCCGATCACGGTATGGGCGCGCGATGCCGTGGACGCTGCACAGACGACGCACCGCGAGATCTCTCTGGGATATTTCGCCGATGTCGAGGAGCGCAGCGGGTCGTGGCAGGGTCAGCTATACGATCGCGTGCAGACCAAGCGACGAGCCAACCACGTCGCCCTCGTCGAGCGTGGCCGTCATGGCCCCGATGTGCGGCTGATGCTGGACAGCGCCGACGTGGATCCCGAGGCCGACGACGAAACCAGCGACGCCGAAGAGACATTCACCCCGCCCTCCGAGGTGGCAGCTGCGGCCAAGCGTGGCCTAGAGCTGCGCGCCGAGCAACCGCCTAGCAACCGCGGCGGGACTGAGGTGGGGCTGGCCCGTGCACGGCAGCTGGCCAACCGCGAACCTGTCAGCCTAAGCACGATCAAACGCATGGCGTCCTTCTTCGCCCGCCACGAGGTCGACAAGAAGGGCGAGGGCTGGGGCAAGGACAGCAAGGGCTACCAGGCTTGGCTGCTCTGGGGCGGTGACGCTGGCTGGGCGTGGGCCAAGTCGGTGATCCGCAAAGTCGAGGCCCGTGGCGATGGCGCCGCGTGGCAATTGCGCGCCGATACCACGGCGCAAGAGGACGCGATCATGCAAGACCAGATCGATGCTCTGACCGCTGAGCTGGCGGTCGAGAAGGCCCGCGCCGACAAGGCCGAGGCCGAGCGCGACGAGCTGGCGGCACGTCTCACCGCAGACGCGCCAGCCTTCCCTGCCGAGCCGTCGGCAGACCCCGAGCCGCTGGAGCCCAAGGCCGTCGACCCGAGCGTGGACGCCGTGTGCGACATGTGCGGAGCGCCGACCCGTGGCGGTCGTTACTCGAGCGATATCGTCAAAGCCGACGCTCTCACCGAGGCCCGCGCCCGTGTCGAGCTCGAGACCCGAGTGCGCGCTGTGGTCGCTGCTGACTACACCTGCGACGGCAAGGACGATCGCGCGCTGCGCCTCGATGCGCTCGCCTCTCTGGGCGTGACTGGCGTCGATGCTCGCAGCGATGAATACCTGTGCGCGCGTCTCGACGCTGCACTGGAACTGCGAGCGCAGGCCCAGACGCCTGCCGCCGTGATCGCTCGCGCCCTGACCGCGACCCCAGCTGCTGCTCCCCGCGAGACGCTGGACGCCAACCACCTCGCCAAGAAGGCGTGGCACTGAGCGGGCCGACCCCCGCAGGAGATAGAAAATGGCTGCTTTCACTTCGGTTTCCAGTACGCTGACGGTCGGCCTGATCGGTCAGCTCGGCTACGGCAACGACGCGGATCTGCTGGTCCGCAGCTACACTCTGATCGACGCTACTGACGTCGCCCCCGGTCGCGGCGTTGTGGTCGACACGGCTGGCCCCAACAGCGCCAAGCTGCCTGCTGGCAGTGGCACGTTCGCTGGCGTGGTATTCAACGACGGCAACCTGCCGATCGAGTCTGCCGAGTACTCGGCGACTGGCGTCCCCTTCCTTCCCACGCTGCGTCGCGGTCAGGTGTGGGTGCCGATCACCCAGAACGTCGACCAGACCTCGCCCGTCTACCTGCAGCACACGCTGAACGCTGGCCGCGCGCCTGGCACGTTCAGGGCTGACGCCGACGGCGGCAACGCGCAGCTGCTGGCCAATGCGCAATTCGCGTCGTCCTACACTGCTGCCAGCGGCAAGGCGCTGCTGACCGTCAACCTCCCCGCCTAAGCGGCTGAGACCATAGGAGAACTATCATGAGCAAGTACATCCGCAAGGGCATCGTTGACGGCGCCCTGCACCTCGACGCCGATGGGCGCGAGATGGTGATCGACGGCAAGGCGCTCGTCGCCAATGACAGCCGTTTCGCTGGCTTCCACGATCGTCTGGCGGCTTCGCCGCTGCGCTCGATGCTGCAGGGCCACATGGACGGGATCGCCACGGGTTCGCGGTTTGACGCCGCGTCCTCGTACGCTCTCGCCCGTGAGCTGCAGTACGTCTCGGCTGTGATCGCGCAAGAGCCCCTCGCCGATCTGACCTCGATGGCTGCGTTCCCGATGGCTGTCGACCAGCCTGCTCCGTACCAGCAGGTCTACACCTGGAAGGCGCAGAGCTGGACGAAGGGTGGACGGATCTCGCGCAACTACAAGGACATCGGCCTGCGCGGTGACATCAACCTGTCGCAGAACAGCCAGAACGTCGCGCCGCTGCTCGCCCATGCCTCGTGGGGCTTGGACGACATCGCGCGCGCCGCGCTGGGCAACGTGCCGCTCCCGGCTCTCGAGCTGCAGGGCGCGATGCGTACCGTCAGCGAGGCGATCAACAGCGAAGTGTGGTTCGGCGACTCTGACGCCAACATTGAGGGCGTCTACTCGAACGCCGACATCCTCAAGGCTGTCGTCGCCAACGGTGGCGCTGGCTCGCCGTTGTGGGCCAACAAGACCCCCGACGAGATCGAGGCTGACATCACCGACCTGATCAACGATCTGGTCGAGGCGGTCAAGGGCAAGGGCAGCCTGCTGCCCAACCGCCTCGCGATGTCGGTGGCCTCGTACATGAAGATCGCCACCACGGCCCGCTCGCAGCTGACCGGGATGACGATCCTCCAGTTTGCCGAGCAGGCTCTGGCTGCGGCTGGCGCGCCCAATCCGCAGATCACCGCGCACCCCGAGCTGGCCGACAACGGCAGCGGCGCCAAGTGGATGATCTGCTACCGTCACGACCCGCTCGTGGCTGGCCGCATCCTCCCCGTGGCCCCCGTGTTCCTGCCCCCGGACATCGAGTCTACCTACATCACCCAGGCGATCCATGCGCAGAGCGGCGGCATCAACGTCCGCTACCCTGTCGCGATGCAGATCCGCTACGGCATGTAAGCGAGGCAGCAATGGCGATCACCGCGTCGGACGTCCAGACTTTCGCTCCAGAGTTTGCCGGGGTTTCGGCCTCGATCATCAATCTCTGGATCGGCTGGGCGCCCGGCGCGGTGGATCCCGACCTGTTCGGCCCTGACGCCGATCAGGCGCAGATGCTCTGGGTCTGCCACCAGCTGATCCGTTCGGCTGGTGGCGCCAGTGGCACTGCTGGGCCAGTGACCCAGCGCGATGTGGGCGACGTGTCGATCCAGAACGCGTCCAGCATCGAGCGCATGGACTGGCATTTCATGAAGTCGTCAGCCTACGGTCAGGCGCTCTACCTGCTGATCCAGCGATACTGTGCTGGCGGCGCGGTGGCCTGATGGCGCAGGGCGTGACCATCACTGACGATCGCCGTCTGTATGACGCGATCCAGCGCGAGGTCGCCAAGCTGCGCGGCGCTGTGGTGACTGTCGGCATCCACGGCGACGACTCGCGGCGCGACGATGGCGCACAGACCAATCCGCAGATCGGCGCGATCCACGAATTCGGGTCGGGCCGCATCCCTGAGCGCTCGTTCTTGCGCTCTACAGTCGACGGCAGCGACAAGATCGTCAAGACGGCAGAGCAGGCAGCCAGCGATGTAGCGCACGGCAAGCTCTCAGCCGAGAAGGCAGCCAACCGTGTCGGCGTGGTCGCCGTCGGCGCAGTCAAGCGCACGATCCAGAGCAGGATCCCGCCGCCGCTGTCGCAGCAGACGCTCGAGCGCCGCGCTGCCAAGGGCGCGCATGGTGGAGGACTCGCCAGCATGGGCGGTGCAGCCACGCCACTGATTGACAGCGGCCAGCTGATCCAGTCGATCCAATACCGTGCAGAGGTGTGACCGTGGCAGGCGTCCCCGTCGTCGTGACTGACTGCGTGATCTCGCTGGCGACGGTAGACGTCACCCGCATCCGCTACGCTGCTGGAGCGTACAGCACCACGGCTGGCAGCAAGGGCGTGTTCCAGGCGGGCGCCTCGACCACCTCGACGATCAGCGCAGTCATCGGCCCGATCGACGGGCGCACGCGCGACCTGCTGCCTGAGGGTATCCGTCTACGCGCGCGCTACCTGTGCCACACCACGGCAGACCTGCGTGGCGACCAGCCCACAGCGAGCGGCACGGCGATCCTGCAGGCCGATCGCGTCGTGTTCAACGGGCGCACGTACCAGGTATACCAAGACCGCGACTGGGTTACGCTTGGCGCCTTCCAGCGCAGCGTGCTGGTCGATCAGACTGCGGAGCCGTGATGCCTGCAACCTTCACATGGCCCAACGTGCAGGATGCGATCTATGATGCCGCGAAGGCAGCGATGCCGACCTGCAACGTGATCTGGGCATTCGGCGCCAATCCCGCGTCCATGCCAGCCAAGCCGTTCGCCGTCCTCAACCTGACGACGCGCGACGTGCAGCAGGGACTGCAGGGCCGTGATGAGGTCAGCAACACGACCACGGCGGGCACTGTCGTCTACTCGCACCACCGCCGCCACGTCGTCAGCGTCAACGTCTACAGCAACAGCACGTGGGGCACTGACCACGCCGTCGCCCTGCTGTCGGCACTGTCGCGCGAGCTGCGCAAGGACTCGCGCCAGCTGGCGCTGCGGCAAGCTGGCTGCAAGGCATGGCCAGAGGGGACTGTGCAAGACCTCACGGCTATGCTAGACACAAGGGGCGAGAGTCGTGCACAATGCGACCTGCACGTCGCCACGCTCGACGGCACGACCGAGGCGGTCGGCTGGATCCAGACGGTGGATCTCAGCGGCATCGAGGTGGACGGCGAGCCGATCTGATGGAGGGGCCTAGATGAGCAAGCTACCGGTCAGCAACCTGGTGGATCTGACGATCAATCTGATCGGGGCCGCTCAGTCGGTCGATACGTTCGGCGTGCCGATGATCATCGACACCGAGAACGTCAAGGGCGCTGGCGCTGGCGTGCCAGTCATCACCACCTGCTACAGCTTGCAGGACGCCATCGACGCTGGCTATACCCAGACCAAATCGGCCTACGTCCTCGCCGAGCAGATGCTGAGCTACAGCAGCAAGCGCGTCGCCAAGTACTACATCGCCAGCGTTGCTTCGCTCTCGAGCGCCGAGCTGACCGCGGTCGAGTCGGCAAATTCGCAGTGGTATGCGATGCTGGTCACCAGCCGCGCATCGGCTGACCTGCAGACCTGCGCCACGTGGGTCGAGACTGTCGCCGCCCGCCGTCACGCGTTCATCGGCGAGACGCAGGACACCGCAGCGTTCGGCGCTGGCCCGTCGGTGCTGTCGATCCTCGAGGCCAGCAACCGCACCCGCAGCTGCATCATGGCGCGCAAGCCCAATCCGCAGACGCTGACCCTGACGATCAGCGATGCGTTTGTGACGCTGAACAGCGTGACGGTCAAGGTCAACGGCGCAAACGTCGGCCCTGTGACCTTCAATGCGACCTCGGACCAGACGCTGGCTGACCTCGCCACCGCTCTGCAAGGCACCAACGAGATCGCGACTGCGACTGTCACGCCTGTCGCTGGTGGCACTGGCAACGACCGCGAGATCGTGATCGTCGCAGATGATCCGCTGGTGCCTGTCGTGATCACTGACTACGCCTGCACGCTGGGCGCATCGCAGAACACGGCTGCAATCGTGCAGACCAACGCTGGCGCTGGCGCTGCCGACGCTGAGCTGATCGGCCTGCTGATCCCGCAGGGTCTGGGCCAAGCGACCGCAGCTGGCAAGACGCTCACGGGCCTCGTCGCTGACGACCTGACGCAGGGCGAGTACCAGAACGCCACGGGCCACGGCGGCAACGTCTACGTGACCTACGGCGTGATCCCGCAGGTGCAGCGTGGCCAGACCAGCGGCTTCGTCGCTCCTGGCGCGCACATTTTCTTGGATACCCTGTTCGTGCGCGACCGCCTCGAGGCTGAGATCCAGTCCGCTGTGCTGGCCGTGCTGGCGCCGCAGGTCGGCAAGCTGCCCTACAACAACAACGGCATCAGCGCCGTGGCTGGCGCAGCGATTGCGGTCTGCAACCAGTTCGTGACCAAGGGCATGCTGGAGCCCTTCGATCCGAACACCGACTGGACGATCCCCGACATCTCGGAGATCAGCGCGGGCGACAAGACCAACCGCAACCTGCCCGGCATCACTGCCAATCTGGTCGGCACTGGCGCGATCCAGAGCGTGGCCATGACCGTCAACATCACCGTCTGATCAGGAGGCTTCCGTGGCTGCTCTTCTCGGCTCTTTCTCGCCCAATGATATCTCGGTGATCGTCAACGGCATCCCCCTCGACGGCTTCGCTGATGGCACGTTTGTCTCCGTCGCATACAACAGCGACGCCGCGACGATGGTTGAGGGCGCCGACGGCAGCCCTGCGATCGCGTTCAAGCGCGGCGCGCGTGGCGCGACCATCACGCTGACCTGCCTGCAGACCTCGCTCGGCAACAACGTGCTGAACGGCTTCCTGCAAGCCCAGAAATATGCCGCCAGCGGAGCTGCCACGGTCAGTGTGACCATCCGCAACAACCAAGGCGGCGAGCTCGTGAGCATGCCGCGCGGTGTGTTCATGAAGGAACCTGACGTCAGCTATGCTGCGGAGATCAGCAACCGCGAGTGGACGATCATCGGCCAGATCACCTCGACCTACGCTGGCTACGCGGTGTAACCCATGCTGACCACCACGACCGTCGAGATCGCTGGGCGCACGTACACAGTGGGGCAACTGCCTGCGGATCGCGCGTTCGAGGTCGGCTGCATCGTCGCAGAGTGGCGCGGCAAGATCGTGGAGCGGATGGGCGACGCGGCACTGGTAGCTACTGAGGCCAAGATCGACAGCATCGCTGCTGGCGGTCGTGCCCTCGTAACCATCGCGCAGATGCTCCGTGATGCGGAGTACCGCGAGAAGGTCTGGCGCCCTGTGCTGTCTGTCTGCACCTGCGACGGCGTGCCAGTGCTGCGCGATGACTGGACGACGACCTACGCGGGCGATCGGCTGGTCGAGCTCTATCAGCTGCACGAGCGAAGCATCGATCACTCGTGCGGGGGTTTCTTGCGGGGGCTGGGCCTAGGCGCCGTCCCAGCCCCCAGCCTCTGACCGCACGGCCCAAGAGCTGGGCCGATTTGCGTAGAGAGGCGCACCAGACGCGCTGGCTGTGGTGGCTACCTGTCGAGGCTGGCTACGCAGCCAGTCTGATCGAGGTTCAGCGGGAGTGGTCGCTAGATGACGTGCTGATGGTTGCAGATCGCGTGGCAGAGCGCAACGATCAGCAGGAACGGATCAGGCGAGAAGCCGACAGGAGGCGCCCTAGATGATCGTCCGCGACCTCCTGATCAAACTAGGCTTCTCGACAGACACCCGACAGCTATCTGGCACTGAGAAGCAGATCGATCGCCTGCGGGCATCGACAATCGCTCTCGGCGGCGTCATGGCCAACCTGGCACAGCAAGGCCTCGGCAAGGTCGCCAACGAGATGCGCGCCAGTGCTGAGTCGTCGATCGAATTCGGTCGAGGCATCGCCAACCTGTCGTCGATCATGGGCGGCACAGAGGCAGACACGCGCAAGATGGCGCAAGCCGCTAAGGATCTGGGCAAGGAATTCGGCGTGATGCCTGAGCAGATCAGCGCCGCCATGTATGACGTGGTTGGCTCGCTCGGCTACACAGGCGACACAATCGCCCAGACTCGCGAGGCTGTGAAGCTGGGCAAGGCTGGCGCTGCGACGACCTCCGAGGCGTTCCAGGTGCTGATGCGCACCACGCTGGCCTACGGCGACACCAGCGAGGCTGCCATGCGCAAAGTCTCGGATCTGGCCAGCGCCACGATCCGCCTCGGCGTGCTGACGATGCCTGAGCTGTCAGCGTCGATCTCGAGCGTCACCCCGCTGGCATCGTCGCTCGGTGTCTCACTCGAGG